ATGTTCAGTATCCAGGTGTAGTAACAACTAAAGCTACTGTAGCTGCAGTTGTTGATTATGATGACCTAATGACTTTATCTATTGCTTTGGATAACAACAAGACTCCAAGAACAACTAAGATAATTTCAGGTTCTCGTATGACTGATACTAAAACTGTAATGGGTGGACGTGTTATGTACATTGGACCAGATTTAATTCCTCTAGTACGTAAGATGACTGACATTTCTGGTTCAGGTGTTGGTTCAGGCTTTATTGGCGTAGAAAAATACGCTGATGCTACTACAATTCTAAATGGTGAAATTGGTTCAGTAGACCAATTCCGTTTTGTTGTAGTGCCTGAAATGCTTACTTCTGAAGGTGGTGGTGCATCAGCTGTTGACATTTACCCTATGCTTTGTGTAGGTGATGGTTCATTTACTACTATTGGTTTCCAAACTGATGGTAAGACTTTGAAATTCACTACTACTCACAAGAAGCCAGGTAGAGAAACTGCGGACGTAAATGACCCTTACGGTGAAAAAGGGTTTTACTCAATCAAATGGTACTATGGTTTCATGGCTTTACGTCCTGAACGCCTAGGTATTCTTTGGACTAAGAAAGCTTAATTTGAGTTTTCTTATCTTCTCCACATACTTTGTATGTGGGGAAGATTTTTAAAGGAGATATTATGCAAATTGAAGAAATGACATCCAAACAAATTAGTGATGAGTTACATAATCACGGTATTAAAATGCATTTTAATACTAAACGTGATAAATTAGAGAAAGCTTTAAAAGCTACCCAAGAAGGTACTCTAATAACTGAATCTCTTGAAACATCTGATTCAAATGGTGTTCATTTAACAGAAGAAGAAGTAATTGCTAATGATTTTAAGTGGAATGGCATTGAATTAGAAGGTTTAAGAGATGCACATGCTAAAAAACTTATTCGTGTAATTGTAAGATCAAATAATCCTCTTAAACGCGACCATAGTGGTGATATTTTTACAGTAGGTAATAAAGCACTTAATAATGGTAAACCAGTTAAAAAATATATTCCTTATAATAATGAAGACGGTTGGCATATACCTAATATTCTTTATGAACATCTTATGGCTGCAGAATGCCAAATATTTAAAAAAGTTACTCGTAATGGACAAGATTTTATGGAACCTACTAATATCAAAGCTTTTAATGTTGAAGTTCTTCCTCCATTAACTGATGAAGAAATACAACAATTAGCAATAAAACAAAAAGCAACTGGATCAATAGGATAATACTATGGCACTTACTAATGCAACATTAACCCTGGGTAGTACTTTAACAGTTACTAATAATGTAGTTACAGGTACTGGAGTCTTCGATGACTTAATGGAAGCCGTTACTACACACTTAGAAGCTCAATTTCAATTAGGTAGAATAACTGGTGGAGATTTTGCAACTGTTTATCTAGGAGCAATGCAAAGTGCTTTACAACAATCTGTAGCGTATTCAATTGGAGCAGAAAAAACAAATGCTGAAGTACCTTTAATAAATCAAAAACAGACTACTGAATATGGTCAAACTCTTACTACTAGTCTTACTGGTGCTCCTAGCGCTACTAGTGTATTAGGTAGACAAATCAATTTGTATGGTGAACAAGCTAAAGGTTTTAAGTGGAATGCTGATCAGAAGTATCTTAAAACACTATTAGATGCTTGGGCTATTAATATTAATGTATTAGGTGTAGCTTCAACTCAAGTTGAGGCACTTAATGCTGCAGGTGTAGGAACTGATTTAAATGATCATATTGATAACTCTAAACCAACAGGATAATGCCAACACACTATAAAGGAAAGAAAGGAGTCGCTCGTAAAAAAGCTTTAAAAGAACATAAAGCTATTGTTAAAAAAAGAAAAAGGAAATAAAATGAAAAAACTTTATTTAATAATCTTTCTACTTTTTACAGCAATAATTGTTTCAGGTTGTGCAGAACAAATTATAGCTATACCAAGAGCAGGAGTTAATCTTATAGGTAATACTGTTAGTGCAGTTTGGCATTTATTAACAGGCTGGATTTAAACTAATACTATGACTAATAGGCTGCGAAATAATCTAGTTGCAGGTTTCATAGTAGTAGCTTTTTGGATTGTATTTGTATTTCCAGTAATGGCTGATCCTATTGTAACTCAATCAACAAGTACCTCAACCGTAACAACTTCTGCTGATACAAACACTCGTATTCGTACAAACCCTCCCAGTGCCATAAGTCCATCTATGAATTCTAGTAATTCAGATTTATGCGCAATGGGTATAAGTGGTGCAGTACAAACACAAATACTAGGTATTTCTACAGGACGTATGTATAGAGATTTAAATTGTGAACGTCTTAAGATAGCATCAAAACTTTATGATATGGGTATGAAAGTGGCAGCTGTTGCTGTAATGTGTCAAGATTGGCGTACTTTTGATGCGATGCAAAAAGCTGGAACGCCATGTCCTATAGCGGGATTGATAGGTAATGATGCCGCTGAAATGTGGAAACAAAACCCAAAACAACAACCTAGAAAAGAAATAGTAAAGCTAGATAAAGGAGATTGGTTTGAAAAACTGGCTAACGGTATCATTGCTGTTGTTCTTATGGCTATGCTCGTTATCTAGTTTAGCAGACCCCACTAAAGAAGAAGTTACTATAGTCGATGACGGCTGGGTTGAAGTACCTTTAGATTTTACATTTCCCTTTTACGGTAATAGCTATGTGACATCATTTATGTTTAGCAATGGTGTAATTGGTTTCATGAATCCTAATACTATTCCAGGTACTGGTATTGTCTATGACGGACTCTGCTGTAACTCTTTTGACTTTACTGCAAGTAATAATGTTTATGGTAACTATGGTGGTGTAAGGTTTGATTACGTCATAATGCCTTGGCATACTGACCTTATAGATATTGGTAGTGGTAAATTCTATATCCAAGGTGATGATACTTTTCAAAGTTACTTTTGGGAAAACATCAGTGAATACTACGACAATACAGATTTAAACACATTCGATACTACACTCTATCCAACAGGAAATATTAAGTTTGCGTATCAAGCTCTTGATATTCAGAGTCATAGTGTAACAGTTGCTATCATTGGTGACTTAAGCGCTGGTGAATATACACAGTGGTTTTATAATAATCCTAGTACAGACGGGGGTGTTTATTGGACCTCTGGTGATACAGCCCCTGTAGAAATTAGTGGAGGACAGTCAATATGTGATGTAGACTCTACAGCAAGTTACGTATGTACCTACTATGCTGTTGGTTATGCTGAAGAAATTTATAACAATGCCTGTGCAGCTAGTGCATTGTATGATTCAGGTTGTCCTGGTTATGCTGCAGCCTATTTAGCTCAGCAATGTAGTATTAGTTCCTTATATGATCCTAGTTGCAGTGGTTATGTTATAGCTTACTATAATCAACAATGTAGTTTAGATGCAACTTATGACCCTACTTGTCCTGGTTATGAAACAGCATACTTAGATAATCAATGTACTCTTGATGCAACATATAGTCCTTATTGTCCTGGTTACTCTACAGCAATAGCTGAAGAAGAACCTGAATATACTTATGAAGATGAATATGAAGAAGATTATAACTATGTTGAAATCGAAGAATATGAGACCCCTTACTATGATTATCCTACATTTGAGCCAGAAATAGAATTTGAGGACGTTTTTGAGGACGAAACTTTCGATTCTAGCGACTTTATGCCTGACACTAATACCTATGATGGGGGGTTTGAGCCTGAAATTGAGGACTATGGGACTACGTTCGAGGAAGTATTTGCAGAAATAGAGATGGAAATGATGGAAGAATTTGAAGATTTCTCTATGGATATGTTTGAAGACACATTTGAAAATATGGAATTTGATATGCCAGAGATGGAAGATATAGAAATACCAGAAATAGAATTAGAACCTGAGATCGAGACGGAAGAAGTGCTAACTGAAGAAACTCTGGAAGAACCAGAGATAGAGGAACCAGAGATGGAACCTGAATTAGAACCAGAACCTGAGGAGGTGTTAGATGAATCAAGTGAAGAAATCGAAACAGAAGAAGAAGTCGAAGAAGAGTCCGAAGAGGAATCAGAGGGGGATGTATTAGACGATGAACAAGATGAACAGCAAGAAGAAGAAGCAGAAGAAGAGGATGAGGGGTCTTCAGATGAGGAAAGTGATGAAGAATTGGAAGAAGAAACAGAAGAAGAAACAGAAGAAGAAACAGAATCTGAAGAAGAAGAATCTGAAGAAACTATGATGGCTGACTCTGAAGAGGAAGAAGAGGTTGAAGTAGTTGTTGAAGCAGAAGTTAAAGAACCATCACCTGCTGATAAGAAGAAAGCTAAAGAAAAGAAGATGAGAGAAATTATAACTGCGAAGTTAAAGAGTCTTGCTATTGAAATGGGTGAAGCTGCTTCATTAGCTCAACAGAAGGAACTTCAGAATTTCATTATTGCATTATTGAACTTTAATTTGGGCTTTAACAGTTATAATTCATCTATGATTGATGGAATCTTCTATATAGATAGAGATATCTATCTAAATATGAAGGTTCCTGAAAATCAAAGAGGTTTACGTAACGGATTAGCTAATGAAATATTACATAATAAATTAGTAGATATACAATACGAGGAGAATTATGGCAGAAGTAGAGTACAAGGGGATTAAGATAGGTGGTAGTAAGTTACTATTAATAATTCCACTAATAGGTACTATTGTTGGTGGTTTATGGGGTGGTTTTGAGGTATATCAAAGATACCTTAAAATGGAAGCAAAAATAGCAAAGTTCGTATCTCCCGATATGTCAGGATTCGACAAACGGCTTGCAATTATTTCAGAAAAGTTTGAAATCGTAGATACACATATGGATTTTGTTTCTAAAGAGATTGGCCTATTCAAAGAAGAAATAGAGATGGTTAAGGAAATAGGAGATGAACACTACCTAACAATTAAAGACTTAAAGGCTTCTATGCGTGAAGATATAAATAGACAAGAGAAAATAATTGATGATGTTGAAGATGAAATTGCAGAATTAGAAGGTGATGTTAGAGATATGATTGATATTGCAGAAGGTCGCTTTGAGAACAAGCGGGACCAATTACAGAATGACTATGAACAAAAAGCAGATACTATCCGAACTGATGTAGATAGAAAGCTTGCAGAACTTGAATCTAGATTAAATAAAAAGTTACAAAGAGCTTTAGATAATCCTTTAGCTAATTAAAACAATATAGGATGTAATATATGGGCGGTGTTATAAGCGCTATCTTAGATATTATCATTGATGTAGTTAATATCATACTTGATATCATTGAAACAGTTATCGATGTTATAGTTGATCTTGTTGATAGTGTAATTGATGCATTAGCTGGTCTATTAGGTTATGATGATGATGTAGTAGTAGAGCAATTCCAAGTATTAAATCAAGCTTTATTCCCTGAACCTGATAATAACTCTCTAACAGAAGTAATCTTAGATGCCATAAAGGCTGAAGAAGATATTATTGCTAATGTCTTATATGCTTCAGTTTTTCAAAGTGGTAAGAAAAATGTTAGACAATTTACAGAAATTATTGAAAATAATGAGTATTTTGAAGACTTTCCTACTGTAGAAGCTAATATCATAACTGTTGATTATGATGAAGTAGATAGTGTTTTAACTACTTTAAATAGTACACCAGTTACAATAGATATCGCTAAATTAGGTACATTATTTGTTCCTTTTTGGATTAAATATTGGTTACAAGTTAATAAAAGCTATGACCATAATGCAAGTACATTTGTACATAGTAGTACTACATATACTGTTAATGTATCTGTTTCTGTTTATAATTCTTCAGGTAATGATTACACATTACGTTTAGGAGACCCATTAGCAGATTTTGCTGGTTTTAATATTCCTACTAAACCAATTGGATTACATTACGTTGTTACATATCATAGAGATAATGCTCCTAGTACTCCATTACTTTGGATATATAAAGTAGGAGATGAAACTTATCCAGATTTAGATGACCCTTCAGAACAATTTGGTTCTGGAAGTACTTCACTAGACATACTCCCAGCAATTCCACTACGTCAGAATAATACAAATTTTAATGCTACTGCTACAACTAAATCAGCTCAAATAACTAAACTTGTAGACAAAGTAGGATTAGATGCAGGTGAGATAATCGATAGTGTTATGGAT